GGAACCTGGTTGTGGGGCAGCAGTACCAGCTGCAAGTGCTCCTCCGCCTCCGCCTCCTGCATAACCAGGATTTCCTGAACCCGATGCTCCAGGATTTCCTTGAGGCGGACTAACTGGAGGTGTATTACCTGTTCCAACATTACTTGGTCTACTTTGCCAAGGTCCACCACCACCTGATCCTCCTGGTTGTCCTGGGATTGTTGGAGAACTTGGAGAACCTCCAAATCCACCTGCTGTGCTTGTTATTGTTGAAAATACTGAATTGTTTCCATTACCTGCATTACCTACACTACTAGGTGCTCCTGGTCCACCACCACCTACAGTTATTGGATAACCTTGTGCTGTAACTGTAATCGCTGCAACTGAACTTGGAGATGAACCTAATGGAGATACAGTATAACATCCAGAAGCTGTCCCTCCAGATTCTCTATAACCACCAGCTCCACCTCCACCGGCTCCACCACCTGGAAAATTAGATCCACCGCCACCGCCACCGCCAGCTACGACTAAATAATCTACTGAATTTGAACCTACTGTATTACCTGCACAAGAAACTGTAAAAGTTCCTGGGCCTGTAAAAGTATGAATTTTAAAATTTCCAGAAGTAGTAATTGTTCCACCTGTTGCTGTTACATATTCAGGTGATAAGAAAGATGATTCGTTATCATTAACTGCTAACCAACCTTGAGTGCCATCTACATAAACTAAAGTTATAGTGTCTCTGTTTGCAGAGATTATTCCATCAATAGCAACACCTTCAATGTTTGATCCACCTCTACCTATGGTAATATTATTAGTCGCTGCAGTTCCTGCATAATCTGCAATAGCCACAATGTTTCCAGCACTTGGTGATGAAGGTAGTGTGGCTGTTATAGCTCCACCTGTTGTATTTACAAAATAACCTTTACCATTTGCTGCCGTAAAATTTCCTGTTTTAATATCTCCTGTTTGCCAATCTACAGTTCCTGTTCTACCAAAACCTGATTGACTTGCTCCACTAGCTAACGTCACCGTATCACCACTTGCTCCAAGTGTAACTGTAGTTCCTGATTGACTTACAATATTTCCACCATCAGATGCTTGATACGCATTTGATTTTACAATGTTTCCTGCAACTGCAACTGTATCACCAGCTGCACCAACTGTAATTACATCACCACTTTCGTTGATAATGTTATTATCATTTTGGTCTGCTATGTTATCTACTTTTATTTTACTTGTCATAATTGAAATTTATACCTTATTATTACTATACCTGAACCACCTGTACCTCCTGGAGAAGGTCCACAATTACCACCAGCTCCACCTCCACCACCGCTATTTGCAGTTCCTGCAGTTGCTGCTCCACCTGCTCCAGCTCCACCACCACCTTTACCACCGCTACCGGCAGGAGTACTAACTCCAGGATGTGCTCCACCACCGCCACCACCAGCATAGTATCTAAATGAACCACAAGGAACACCATTACTACCAAAAGCTGTAGGTATTCCTGCTCCATCGCCACCATTACCTGATCCGGGACTAGATGGTGTTCTACCATTAGTGCCTACTGCAATAGCGCCGCCTCCACCACCACTAGCGTGATCTGGACTTGATGTTGCACTTGTTCCACCATTATTTCCTTGAGGAGGACTTACTGGAGGAGTATTGCCTGATCCTCCAGGACTATTTAATGAACCTCCATTACCGCCACCACCTGAACCACCATCTCCACCTGAAGTTCCACCACCAGCTGATATTATTGTTGAAAAAGTTGTATTACTTCCTGCATTACCACCACTTGAACCACCTCCTGGATTACCTGCTCCTCCTGCACCAACTGTAACTGGAATTGCTCCAATTGAAGCTGTTAATCCTGCAGGTGCAGCTAAAGGTTTTCCTGGATATGTTGCAGGTGCTAAAGTAGGTGAGGCAAATCTAAATCCACCTCCACCTGCACCACCTTTTAAATTTCCTGCACAGCCACCACCTCCGCCGCCACCTCCAACGACTATATATTCTAATACATCAGATCCAAGTGGAGAACCTCCTGCACTTACGCAAAAAGTTCCTGGACCTGTAAATGTGTGAGTTTTAAAATCACCACAAGTAGCTATAGTTCCACCTGTAGCAGTTATAAATGGAGCAACCCCTATTACAGCACTTGTTGAATCTTGAACATTAACCCAACCTTCAGTGTCATCTACATAAACAAAAGTTACTGATTGACCCTCTGTAGTTAAAGATGCATTTTGTGCAACACCACCAATTTTTTGTGAACCATTTGGTGTAATTGTTAAAGCATTTGTTTGAAAAGTTCTTGTGTAGTCAACAACAGAAACAATATTTCCAGCAGAACCCGCTGGTAAATTCATTACAAAAGTACCACTTGATGTATCAGCAAAATAACCTTCACCATTAGCTGCAGTAAAAGTTGATGTTTTTATTGATCCTGTCTGCCAATCAACAGTTCCTGTTCTTCCAAAACCTGTTTGACTAGCACCACTTGCTAAAGTTACCGTATCACCAGAAGCACCTAAAGTTAAGGTAGTTCCGCATTGTGGTTCGATTGCATTTACTTCTATCTTACTCATTAAATTACTACTACCGTTCCTGTTATTGTTTGTGTTCCAGTTATCGTAACTGGTCCTGCTAATACTCCTGAAGCAACTGTTTGAGTTTCATCAAGTGTTGTTGCATGTGTTACAACATAACCTGTGGCTGTCATAGACGGAGACATTGATCTCGATGCTGGTAGTGTACAAAATACATTTTTAGTACCTGCTGAAAAATCTACTTTGCTATCACTATTAGAAGACGAGATAACTGTGTCTCTTGATAAAGTATCGGGTGAAGCATCAGTAACTGTACCAATACCTACCTCAAACTCACCTGCAGAATTATTTTCAATTGCATAGTAAGTTGTATTCGTAGTTCCAATTCCTGCAACAAAAGTTTCGTAACCTTGCTCAGCTCCTGCAAGATTCAAAGTTCCTGTTCCAGTAGTTGTACTTGTTTCCTTAACTCTATCGTTAACTATTAAAGCCATTACTACTCCAAATTTTATTACGCGTCGCCAAGTCTAATAATAGCGCTAGAAGAGTTAGCAGTTGGAAACTGAACAACGAAATCTCCGTTTGTTGCAGTTTTTGTTCCGCCAAAATCTAGAACTAATACAGCTTCGTTACCGCTACTACTCTTATAAATCAGTGCACCAACAGCAGATAAAGTTACAGATGAAAAAGTTAAATCTGCAAAGTCTACAAAAGCGATGTTGCTTGATACTGCTACACCATTATTAGTTAAAGCATTTCCACCTGAAGTATAGTTTGTTCCAGATGTAGAAACTTCGTTAGTTGCAGTGAAAGCAGTTGTTGCTGTTGTTAAGCCAGATATATCTGTGTAAAGAGCAAGTTTAAAACTTGATCCACCAGAGGAATCAAAATTAAACGTTCCTTTTAACAGGTCTGTTTTAAAAGAGTCAGGTACTACATTAGCCATTTATATTTTCTCCTTATGGTGATGGCGATTTAATCTGAGAACGAATAACGCCATCTTGCCATTCATCTCTATGACTGTTCATAGTATTGTAACAGATCCGCTGGACCTTTCAAGTATCCATATGCTTCTACCAGACATGCATACAAAAGTAAATCCTGATATTTGTTTGAGACGTAAGTCCCTGCGGTGCTTGGTGTTCCAGAAGTTATAGTATCTGGTTGTTTAATATATGCTAAAGTAATTTCAAATGTGCTGTTTGGTGTAGGTGCAACTACCCAAAAATTAGCATCCCAGTTAGCATAATACTTAGGTAATCCACTAGCTGTTCCTGGAGTATTATAGTACTCTGTCATAAAACTAGTGTCTCTTTTTTCTAAAAATACTTGGTTATTAGACCCATCTTTTAATTGAACATATCTAATTGCTCTAAGATCAGATGGAATTGTAACATACCTGTTTCCAGATTGTAAATTTGATGTAGCATAAAATCTGTTGTCGTCAGAATCTATTTCTCTATAAATTCTATTTTCTGCATTTTTTATTATTGTATTTAATACAGCAGTTGACAAAACAGAACTGTCTACTTCTGTGTAATTTCTAATATCATCCTGTAAGTTTGTAAGTGTATATGCCATTATGGTGATAGTGTAACCGGGCCAGCCGATATACTTCCTCCTCCTATATTTGTACTAGCAGTTGCAGTTCCTGCAGCTACAAATGTATAATTATTAGCATCAACTTTAGTAATTGTAAATCCTGCAGATTTATTTATATCTGCGCTTGTAATACCAAAACTACCTTCACCATCTCTAAATCTAACAACATCTGATGTAGATCTGCCATGATTTTCTTCAAAAACAGTTACTGTTGTAGAACCGTTTGTAATTTTTAAAGGGTTTAAAGTTAAAACTCTTGCAACAGCTGGTTCTGTTCTTGCTGGTCTAGCATTTAATAAACCTTGTGGATCTGCACCATGTGGTTTTGGTTCTAGCTGTGGGTGTTTAGATTCAAATTCTGATATATGTACTCGTGCACCATTCCACTCTATTACCATTTCAGAGTATGGAAATTCTTGTCCTGATCTATCTGAAATAAATTTTGCATATTTACCTGAAGAAAGATTAGACATTAAGACTCCGGATAATAAACTTTAGGACTAATATAAGTACTAGATGATGAGCCGTCCTCTTGTAAAGCTCTTTGTAATTCATCTTCGTATAACATCTTTAGCATTTGAACTCTTTCTGGTGCATTTTTAATTGCAAGATAATAAGCTAAACCTGCAGTCATACATGGTACAAATCTATATGGTACATCTGCATCGTTAGTATAATCACCTGCATCTTGAATTCTTTTTACATAATAATAATTTATAAACTTACCTGCTTCTGATGATCCAGGTGTTAAGTATAAAGTAATAGTAATTTTATCTATAAATCTTTGAACAAAATATTGTGAAGGTGTTCCTGTAGAAGTTTTATTTGATAGTGCTTGATACTGAGATCTATTTATTTTTGTAAGTGGTGTGTCTACATTAGAGTTTCTATAAGATGCTTCTAATACATCATCAACACCATAAACTGCCGTTGCACTAGAAGTACCATCTGTTGTAGCTCTAAACATTGTGTATGTTGCTTGATCTGCAACAAGTGTAATATTGTTGTTTGCAACTTCCCAATAATGCAAACCCCTATTAGCCCATTCTTGGAATAATATATTTAAAGATCTTCTTGCAGATTTTAATTGATAACCAGATACACCTTGTATTCCTAATCTCTCATACGCCTCTTCAACGATATCAGAAATAGAAAAACCTTTTTCAAAAACTGTTGTACCAGAGGTAGTGTTAGCCATTTAACCTCCTACTTATCAATCAATAAAGTAGCTGCATCTATATTTGTAATAGTAGAAACCTTCATTCCACCAGGAAATAAAATTCCATCTTCAGGAATATTCATTGAAAAAACATCTCCATTAGGAACATCAGCTTGAAACAAAGTTGTGCTGTCTGTATTATCTTGAAGAATTATAGTGCCTGCACCACCTGCATCAGATGCTAATATGATTCCTCTAAGTCTAGTTCTTCCAGCAAAAACTGCTCCTGTGGCTGTAACTCTAACTGATTTTACATCACTTTTCATAATTTATATTCTCCTAAATTTATGTGGGGCCGAAGCCCCACACTAAATTAATTATTACGATTCTTTAGCAAAAGTTCCTCTAACTTGAGTAACTTGCCATGCTGCTGTTCCATT